TGGATGGATATATTTAACTAAAAATCCGTTATCCTGAAGTTTATTCACTAAATATGCTATACACTCGGCTTTGTTGTAAACCGCTTCGCCGAAAATATATTCGGGAACGTTGAACCAAATATGTTGGTCGTTCTTCGTATTTCTTCCCGTAACTCTTATTCGTACATGTATCCGATTCAAAATCTTATTGAATATAGATAATTGCTTCAGATCCCGTTTTTTCTTCTTTTCATAAAGCTCGTCAATGTTCACCTTTCCCGAACTTTCTTCATCATTCACATACAAAAAGACTGACATAAGTTTTATATATATACCGATAAAACTTATCCGCTAAAAAACGAATTACAGACAACTGGTTGGTTTCATTCATATGATAAAACATTTGGTTTTTTCTGGTGGAGCGATTGTAGGCTATGCTTTTCTTGGAACTTTGCAGACACTTATTACAAAAAAACACTTGAATATTAACGAAATTGAGACAATACATGCAACTTCTATTGGAACAGTTTTAGCCGTCTCTATGACATTGGGTTATGATTTTGATGTATTGGAAACATATTTTATGGACCGCCCGTGGAAAGATGTATACAAAATGGATTTCAACTCGGTTGTGCGTGCGATTCGGGAAGGAGGGATGTTTGGTCGTGAGGAGTTATTAAAAACAATTGAGCCTTTATTGCTTGGTAAAGATATATCCATAGACATAACATTGGAAGAATTCCACAAATTCAACAACAAAGAAATCCATTTCTATACTACGAAATATGATACGTTGGAATTGACAGATTTATCGTATAAAACACATCCGAAGTGGAAATTAATTGATGCTGTCTTTGCATCAAGTTGTTTACCTATATTATTTATTCCATTTGAATACGAAGACAACTACTATATTGACGGCGCCTTCGTGATGAACTATCCTTTGCCTTGTTGTTTAAGCCATGGACACGACGCAAATACGGTTCTCGGGTTGGAACATTCCAATAACACGACAAGGTCTACACAAAAAACATCAAAACCGTTTCTTGATTCGGCTTCATCTTTTAAACTCCTTGACTTTTTGATATCACTTTGTTTAAAAATATGGAACAGATTTAAAATAGATTTCACTGACGCGGGAAAAAATGCACCTAACCAAATCCTGATCACTTGTCCATCAAACCCCATTTCTATGTACAATGCATTTGATACAAAGGAAGAAAGACTGCGTTTATATCAAATCGGTAAAGACGCAGCGATGGACTATATAGAAAACAAAGAACATTAGTTAGACCATGTCTTCCACATTAGACCATGTCTTCCACATTAGACCATGTCTTCTACAAATCGCTCAAGAGAATATGTGGATATCTTGGCGTCAAATTCAATCTTCTCTCCGTCTTTCAACATCAATACGGTAGGGTATCCTTTCACTTCATATTTGTCAATTAACAATTTACTTTCAGCCAAGGTAGGAGATGAATCGGTAGCATTATACTCCTGACAGGTGATTCGTCGGCCATTCACTGTTTTTAAATGATAATTCGTTTTGAAGTCGTCCCAAGGATCTCTTGCTTTTTTGCAATACGGGCACCAGTCAACTGTGAAAAACATGATTCTAACATCTCCACTTGAACTGGCCGCATTCGGAACGTCATTTTTACCCTTTTTGTTTTGTAAGTTTGATATGTTTTTATTGTATACATAAACTCCGGCTGAAATAAACAATATAACTAAAAGTCCCATCCAAAAATAGATCTTTTGGGGATTCAACCAGTTCAAAAATATTGTGGTAATGGGTGTACTCATTTTTTATATAATATAAAAAGGATTTAATCCTTTAGGGGGAACCCGAAACGATGGGGCAATGTCCTTCCTCTCTAAATATATAGATACAATATACACCAAATAAAATTCATGGAAAATAAATTGCAATTGGGAGATATTATTCGTGTGGTTTCACCTAAAGAGTCTTCCTTGCACGAACAAACATTCTACGTATACTATTATGATTCAAGTCAGCTTATTGAACTGATACATACGTCCAGCATGCAAATCACACAAATTCCGCTAAAGAACGGGGTTATGGTAGATAGTCCGATTGAAAAAATCGCCGTTTTAAATAGAAGTGTTCATAAAGGGTTTGCAAAACAAAATGGACTTATCCCAGGAGCGTGGATAGAATTAGAATTCGGAGGCGAACATCGTGTTATTATCACCGGGCTCATCACACATTTAGTCGAAGATATGATCCAAATCATGTCATTTCCCGAGGAAGAAGTGTTATACATTGATTTTGGATACAAAGGGATTCCTAAAAACATACCTCTGAAAAAAGTTTGCACTCGACAAAAGCCAATCTCATACAAAGGGAGTGAAGAAGAGGAAGCCGTGAGAGAAGAGGAGGGAAAAAATGATGAAGAGATTCGCACGGAATACAATAATCAAGGTGAACTGGAATTAGACATGCCTGCCAAATTAAATTTAGAAAAAGATTATCGCGAAGAACTACACAAGGAGCATTTGTCTCATATCTCTACTACACCGCCTGATAGTTTTCACGACGAAGTGAGTTTAAAGCCGCACCAAATAAAGTACGACGTGGATGTTCAGATGAATGAGTTGCTGGACGACTTTTTGTTCAAGTTGCCCGAAGACAAGAGAACGAGACGAGCTATGCGTGAAGTATATATTCATATAAACCGGTTCAAAGAATTACGAGAGAAATGTTCTATTTTTGATATTCACAACCAAATCACTGGATTCCAACGTCACGATCCTCAAAATTTCAAGCCTCTCGTTCAAGGTTTATATAATATGAATATGAAAGTGCCGTGGATTTATCCAGTGGTCAGTATGAGCAGAGATTTGTATGGTGCTCCAGAAAGAGGTTTCCACGATTGCACGTTTTACACAATAGACGAACAGATACAAGCCGAAAACAATACAGCATTGAATTTATTTTCTGAAAACGATGTCCCCTCTACGAACTACTCTAAATATGCCAATATGCATAATCAAGTGTCAGCTCGGTTTTGGAAACCCGTTTCTCGTATAGAAGATTCTATACATACACCGATTGCGTCCAACATATCCGTGCATCTGGATGCGGATATGATTTTGGCACATGACGACTCGTTGCGCAGTACAGTCGTGAAACCTTTTGGAAAAGACGAAGAGGTTTTCAAACGTCAGAAAAGTGTCATGGCGCGATTTAATGAACCTATCTATTATCAGCATTTTATTGGAAGAAACCATAGCGAAGCACGAGTGTTAATGCAGCAAGACAATATAGACTTACATTCATTCATTGTTATGCCCGAATCCTTTTTGACTCAATCTATTTTCATTTCGCCTACCTCTACAATCCTGGAAAAATCCACATTTTATTTACCACGAGTTACGCCTGTTTTGAAAACGATGCAAATGCAAAAAAAAGAAATCAAATTACAATCCAGTGTCTCTGACAACATTTTCCCGTTAGAAAGCGCCATAACCCATGTGACCTTAGAACCGAGAGAAGAACCGCTGTTTCATAATCATGTAGAGCATCCTACGTTCCAGGCGTTTCTACAGGCGACGATTCCAAATACATTTGCGATAATTGATCATTATTACAAGAAAAATGAGCACAAATATAGTTTATCGGAATATCTGAAATCGCTATCACCTTATGGTTTATTCCACGATACCATTTCATTCGGTGCCTCGCAACGTATTCGTAAACATATTTTGCAAAACATTACGAATTATAATAGCGACTATCTTCAAAAAAGGGACGAGTTCGGTAACTATGCCGTTGAGAAGTTTAAAATTTCGGAATTGAAAAACCCACTTATACCGAGTCAATTCACCGACGCATACTTTTTAGGCAATCGCACGATCTTGCAGGATTTATTGTATTCCTTTAAAAAAAAAGACACTCGCGAGTTTTGTAATATATTGTGCAATACGAACGATTTCCGGCTGTTTTCATATTGGATTTTATTGACGAATTTAATATTGGTTTCTCCACAATTAATGCTGGAACCGTACGTCGAACCGAAACATTTCTACGATGCTACTCAAAAAGCTGTCGCGAAGAAATACAGTACTCTGCGAAAAATGCAAGACGACAATGATAAACGCGACCTACGATATGATACCGAATTTGATGCAAACCAATACGACGCTCTAACAAAATATAGAAAAGAACGCGGCCGAATGACTCCAGACGAGTTCATAGAATACTTATCTCTCAAGTTGGCCGAAAATTACGGATGTTCTATGGATAATACAATAGACTTGGCGAAAGATCTTATTCAGGGGTATAAACTTGTGAAAGAAGGCGATTACGCATTATTAGAAATAAAACCTCAGCTACCGGTTGGTGTGGAAGAATGTACATTTTCAATGAAGGAAAAAGAAGAAATTACCATTGAATCCAACGCCCGAAAGATACAGAAATACTTCAAACGCGTGAACCATACCTGGGTATATGATCCCGACGTAGATGCTTCCTCTTTCGCAAAACCCAAAGATTTGACGTGTTCTCTCAAAGACAATCAGCCGAAAATTTTCACCAATCAATATGGCGTGAATATGGAAGAAATCGAATCCAAAATCAAGGCGAAAATAGAATCGGAAAAAAAACATTTGAAACTGACAACGGAGTTGATGAAATTTAAGGCAGTACAGTTCGACAAGTCGCAGTTAAAACTGGGGAATAAAGCATATATTTCCGAAACATTACCTTCACCGAATAAAAAAGAATTAGATAGTATAAATCATAAAAGTATAGACTTTGCGGTGAAACAAGACTTTCTCGTTTCTTTCCGACGACTCAGATGTAGAGATCCTCTTCCGCAACATGAAAATCCACATTGGTTATATTGTATTGATAGCGACTCCATTCAACTTATGCCTTTGTCTCAGTTTCAATTGGCAAAAGCATTTCAGAATGGTACTTACCAATCCGTATTGAAAGAACTGATCAAGAAAAATGGACGGGTTTGTGATGGGTATTATGTTGATCGGTATTGTGGCAATGTATTGGATCAAATAGATTATTCCGAACAAGGATTAGAGTTACTTATGGAAGTGGATGAACAAGATACCTGGGAACCTGAAACGCTGGACGATTCATATAAAGTGGACGAACATAGTCAACAAAGATTATACCAAAACTCTAAAATGAGACACGTTCACAACATTATGAGCGCGATTTGCAAAAACTTGTTTGTCTCTGTTGAAAACATTGAAAATACCACCATGTCATTATGCATGGATTTTATGGGAAATACGGATATTTTTATAGGCGACGAAAAATATACTAAAAAGACCAAAGAAAGGAAAAAGAAAGAGGAAGGAGCCAAAACGATACCTTACGAAACATATTATCAGTCTCTTTTGTTGGATGTATTGGTTTGTTGTCTTATCGTGTCGTTGCAAACAATTGTACCCTCTTTAAATCCCCGTAAATCTTTCGGGGATTGTGTGAAAAATTTAGATGGATTTCCACTTTCCGAAGACTCTGGTAGTATGGGAACA